TACGGCGGCGAGGGTGGCACAGGCGGCGACTGGGGCCAGTACGGCGGTGCCGGTGGCAGCGCCAGCACATCCGGCGCCGGAGGATACGTGAGCGGCGGGGCCAATCCAGGCTACGCCGGGCAACTCGCCGGGTACTACATCGACGGCAACGACTTCGTCACTTGGATCAACACCGGCACCCGAATCGGAAGGGTTTTGGCATGAGCATGGACACCACATCCCCGGCGCGCGTGAGCGCCACCATTTACGCCGGCGCCACATTTCGCAAAGGTTGGGCACGGCTGGTCGGCGGGCAGCCCGACGATTACACCGGATGCACCGCCATTGCCGAGCTGCGCGACGGCAGCAGCAATGCGCTGCTGGCCACCTTCAGCAGCGCCGGCGGCGCCACCGGCTCCATCATTGCTACCGGCAATCGCCTGGAGCTTTACCTGAGCTTCGCGGCCACCAAGGCCCTGACGCCGTTCGAATCAGGCGTCTGCCACGTCGAGCTGCGCCGCCCCGCGGGGACTGTCGAGCGCCTGTACGAGATCGCCTTCGGCTACAGCCCCGAGTCAACCCTTGCCGACCCGCCCGCACCATGAGCAACTGCACCGTCATCGAGCACGAGGTGCCAATCGTCATCACGTCGGACGATTGCAACGCCGAGCCCATCGTCATCAACGCCGTCGAGTCAACGACGGTGCTGGTCGAGTCTGAGCCCGAGATCGTCGAGATCAACGCCGGCCCGCGCGGCCTGCCCGGCCTCGATGTCGAGTTGCAAAAGAGCGCCACACACGTCCAGTGGCGCCTGCACAAGGACGGCGAGGAGTGGCAAAACCTGATCGCCATTGCTGATCTTGTCGGCCCGCCAAGTATGGCCGACGCGCCCACTGACGGCACGCCCTATGCCCGCAAGGATGGCGCGTGGGCTGCGGCGGCGACGGCGGCGCAGGGCGCAGCAGCCGACGCGGCCTTGCCCAAGGCCGGCGGCACCATGACCGGGGCCATCACGTTTGCCGGCGGCCAGACGTGGCCCACCTTCAACCAATCGACCACCGGCAACGCGGCCACCGCAACCAAGCTGGCTACGGCGCGCACCATCGGCGGCGTCAGCTTTGACGGCTCGGCAAACATCAACCTGCCAGGCGTCAACACCGCCGGCACGCAAAACACCACGGGCAGCGCGGCCAGATGGACAACGGCGCGCACCCTGACGCTTGGCGCAACCGGCAAGAGCGTGGACGGCTCGGCAGACGTCAGTTGGACGCTGGCCGAAATGGGTGCGGCCGCCGACAGCGCCGTCGTCAAGCTGACCGGCGCGCAGTCCGTCGCCGGCGTCAAAACCTTCAGCGACCGCAGCGTGCACGCCGGGGCCTACACGCCCAGCCTGACGCCCGCGCACAGCGCCACGCCCACGTTTGATTGCGCTGCCGGCAACGTGTTTGAGCCGGGTGTGGTGACCAGCAACATCACGTCCATGACGATGAGCAACCCGGTGGCCGGCCAGACGGTGAACGTCATCCTCAAGCAAGACGCCACCGGCGGGCGCACGATTGCCGTGCCCAGCGGGGCGAAGATCGACGGCAGCCCGAACACCGGGGCCAACCGCATCAGCGTGCTGGTGATGCAGTACTACGGGGCGGGCTCGATCTGGATTGGCAACTGGCTGGTGATCCCATCATGACCTTTGCCGTCCGCATGATCGGCTGGTCAAAGAGCGGCTTCGTCTGGCGCCCGACGATCAGCTCAGACGTCACCAACTGGGTGCTCTACTCGCAGGCCCTTGCGGCCGGCTGGGACGGCGTGGTGCCGCTGGATGCCGAGGTGACAGTTGCCAGCGGCATCGTGCTGTCTGCAAACTCCACCAGCCAGTACGGCTTCGACACGGGCAGCGGATTTCCGGTCGGCAGCGTGCTCAAGCTCATCATGCCGGGCTACGTGTGCGGCATGGGTGGGGCCGGTGGTGCAACAAACACAGCCGGCAGCAACGGCGGCCCGGCCCTGCGGGCGCAGCACGCGATCAGCATTGACGCGCTGGGCGGCGTGACGGCGGGTGGTGGCGGGGGTGGTGGTGGTAGTGGTTTTGGTGGCGGTGGCGGTGGTGGTGGTCGGTCTGGCCGCACCGATGCTGTGGGTGGCGTTGCGTCGTACCCTGGGGCAAATGGGACGTTCTCCTCCGGTGGCGCTGGTGGTAATAGCGGCGGTGCTGGCGGCACAACAGGCCCGGGCGGCGCCGGCTCATTATCAGCCGGTGGCGGTGGTGGTGGCTGGGGTGCTTCTGGCGGTACTGCTGGCAGCAATGCAGGCGGCACTGGCGGCGCAGCCGTTGTCGGCAACAGCTACATCACCTGGATCAACACCGGCACCAGGTACGGAGCAATCACATGAGGCTGCACATGCTCCACCTGCGCGTGATGCAATCGCGCCCCGTGCGCCGCTGGTGCGCCCTGCGCGCCCGTGCGGCAAAGTGGCTGTTCGGCACGCCCACGACCGTCCTCGAAGTGCTCAACGCCGGCCTGCTGCTGATCTGGGCGGTCGCGCTGCAGGATGACGCGCTGGTGACGCTGCCCTTTTACTCGGCTGCATTCAGGCTGTACTCGGCAATCTGGGTCAACGAAGCCGTGGGTGCAGTTTTCTTCGTCGCCTTCATCTTTGCCTGCGTGGGCGCCTATCGCTCAGGCCGGCGGGCCGACATGCTTTCGGGGTATGCCCTGCAACTGTCCTCGCTCTTGTGGGTCGCCGTGTCCATCAACTTCTTGGGCGCCTATCCGCCCCTGAATACTGAGGTGCTGTCCTACGGCTTGCATGGCGTGATTTGCTGGACGTGTGGGTGTCACCTGTGGACGCGCGGCAAGTGGTACAGCCAGCGCGACAAACGCGCGGGCGGACGGGCCGATGAATGACACTGGATGCATTCATGGCGTCCCCGGTTCTGATGGCGCTCGCCGGGGCCATCGTCGGCGGCATGCGCGCTGGCGTAATGAGCTGGCGCGCACACGGCGGATGGAGAGCCTTTGTGGACGGGTTGATCGGCGTGGTGTTTGCCATGTCCATGGCCGAATGGCTGACTCCGCCGCACTACCCCAAGCTGGCCGGCGTGATTGGCCTGCTGGCCGGCACCACGGGCGCGCGGGCGCTGGATGCGGCTTTCGAGCTGGTGCCGGAATTTCTGCGCGAGCTGCTGATTGGCTGGGCGCGCAAAGCCACGGGCAGCGGGGGCGTGGACAAGATCAAGCGAAACACGGGCTGGGGGGATTTGCCCTCTGGCCGCTTCACGAGAGACGAGGATCGCAATGACCGCTGAACAATGGCGCGCGGCGCTGGTGCAACTGGGTGTGCCCGAATACCGGGTTGACCCGTGGGCCCCTGTGTTTGCCGACAACATGCCGCGCATGGGCCGCCGGGCGCGGGCGCACTTCGTCGCCCAGGTCCTGCACGAATCGGGCGGGCTGGGCCGGCTTGTGGAAAACCTCAACTACAGTGCCGCGCGTCTGGTGGCGGTGTGGCCCCGGCGCTTCCCAACAGAAGACCGTGCGCGGCCCTACGCGCGCAACCCCGAGGGGCTGGCGAACTACGTTTATGCCGGTCGCATGGGCAACACCGAGCCAGGTGACGGCTGGCGCTACATCGGGCGCGGCCTGATCCAGATTACCGGCCGCAGCAACTACGAGCTGATTGCCGAGCTGACCGGCATGGACGTGGTGACCACGCCCGACCTGCTGACCGAGCCCAATGCGGCGCTGCTGTCTGCGCTGGCGTGGTGGGGCGAGAGCCTGCCCGAAGCCGATGACATGAGCGTGGAGCAGGTCACGCGAGTTGTCAACGGCGGCCTGAATGGGCTGGACGAACGCAAGCGGCTGTTTGAGCGCGCGATGCGCGTGTTGGAGGACTGAATGACCTACATCATCATCGGCATCATCGCCGTCATCCTGGCCGTGCCGGCCGTCTCGGCCGTCCTGCAGATCGGATCGGCCATGTACATGCGCGTGATCGAGCGCACGGTGCGCGAGTCGGGCCTGTCCGACGTCGATCAGCGGGCGTGCCTCGACAGCATGGACGCGGCGCGTGAGCACGAGATGCCCGTCATCCTCATGTACGACATCTGGGCTCCTCTGGTCATGCTGCTGGTGCTGCCTTTCGTCAAGCGCGAGGCGAACAAGTTGCCGGATTTCTGGCGCAAGTGGGACAACAACGTCAGCATCAACGGCGACTCAGGCGGCGTGCTGATGCCGGACGGCAAGTGGGTGGGCTACTACGACGTGCCGGACTGGGAGGCCGTGAAGGATTGCCCGCAGGTCAGCTACGACGATCCTGCATACGGCGGCGATGCGTACTACGCCCGTGGTCACCACCCGCGCAGCTTCTGGGCACGCTGGGTATGGCTTGGCTTTCGCAACCGCGCGACCAAGGCCAGCTTTGACGTCGGCATCGACAGCACCGAGCCAGTCGTTACCGTGGCCGAGGGTGACGGTTGGACGATCAAGCGCAGCGGCAAGCTGTGGGAGGTATTCAGCCTGCGCAACAACTTAAGGGCGTATTACGGTTGGAAGGTGTACGAGGCCCCGGGCTGCGTGCGCCCGGTCACCATCGGCTACAGCCTGCGCAGGACGGACGCATGACCGAGGCGCAGCGCGAGCTGCTAGCCATCCTGCGCACCGCGCTTGATCCGCGCTGGTGGGTGCTGGCCCTGCTGGTATGGGCCA